GACGCTCATCCTCGACGCGCCAGCCTGGTTCGTAAGCCACGATAGTGTGCTAGTATGGTGTGTACCTAAAACAGTTTAAGTAGTGCGCGAGATCAAGCTCCGTCTGGAAGAATCGACCATCGCCGCGCTCGATTCTCAGGCCGCTGTTCGTAACGTCAGCCGCTCTGATGTGATTCGCCAGTGCATCACGGACACCGCACCAGCCACTGCCCTCGGCCCCCAGGGCTATAACCAGCTGGTGAGGGAGGCTTACTCCTTCGTGGGAGGTGGAATAGATCGGCGGCAATTCGAGGGACTTGTCGCCTTTCTCTTCACCAGGATTTCGACCGCTAAGGTTTGAGCCAGCCTTGCTTGGCCATCTCGGCAACAACCTCCTGCTGGTGTTGATACAGCTGGATGGCCTGCAATGCGATGCAACGCAGTTGCTCAACATCCCGGCAGCCATCAAGCTCTCTACGCATCCGTTCCAGGGCAAATGCTGAGCTGGGACGCATTGGTCCAATGCCGCTTACCCATTGTGTCAGTTGGTTTCAAGAGATGGAGCACCGTCAGAATCTTTACAGGGTTGTGGTCCGGGATCGGGAAACTGGCGAAGAGCATCTTTGCCTTGTGCGGTGCAGTAGTAGTTGGGCTGCTGTGGCTGATTGCCTGGGCGCTGCTGACCGCGAGACTTCGCTTGTCTCTGTGGCTGCTGTCCGCGAAGTTGAGACAGAGGAAGCAGACTGCGCCTAAGCGCTCCAGGGTCATGCGGCGAATCCAACTGACGTATATGGAGCTGGAGTACGCCGAGAACACAGCGGCGGTGGTGCGGTTCACTCAGTACGACAGCAAGGGCAAGCCGACCTGTGTGCGGCAGTACGAATACGACGACACGCCGGATGGTGTGCAGGAGCTCCAGAAGGCCATTGAGATCGCTCTGGAGACGAGGTTGGACATGACCGTGCTGAGCTGCTACTCGCCCGACTACTTCCCCGTGATTCAGGAAATTCTGCAGGACTGACCCCACCCCCTTGATCGTGTGCTACGGTATGGGAGTTCCAACCGGAGCCACCCATGCCCCAAACCCAATTCCTCAGCGCCATCCGCAAGTTCCCCGACTGGATCGAGTTCGTTGCGGTCGTGCCCGACATGGTGCAAGTCGCACCAGCCACTCGTTGGGATCCCCCTGAGTTCGGCTCCGCGCAGTGCCGTGGCCGGCTCTCCTGGGATCCTTATGTCGATGGCGACCCTCTTGCTTTGACCGATGAACAACTCGAACGCCTTTGCCAGGACCCGTCGATCGACTGGGAGCTGGACCCCAATGCTTTTTAAGACCCTGCGCAGCCCTTACTTCTGGTTTGGGCTGCTTCTCTCCTACAACCTCTACGACTGGACCCAAAACCATGGCCGCTACAAGACGCATCAGCAAGTCAGCTGCACAGCAGCAGCAGACCGTTCCACCCTCACCGAATACCCCGGCCCATGACCCGGTGGATCGCCCCAGTCACTACGCAGATGGGGGGATCGAGTGCATCGACGTGATCCGTCAGAACCTCACCCGTGAACAGTTCCTCGGCTATCTGGCCGGCAACAACCAGAAGTACATCTTCCGTTGGCAGAAGAAAGGGGGCCTTGAAGACCTCCGCAAGGCCAACTGGTATCTGGCGCGGCTGATCGCTGAGGTGTCGGTATGACACGAACCAACCGCAGCCAACTCATTCAGCTCGTTACATAGTCGCCCTCTCAAAATGACGGACCAAGAAATCATCCACCTGATGTACGACCACGCCGATGGCTTCAGTAGCTGCATCCAGTTCAAAGACGACGCCGCAGTCATCGCCTTCGCCCGCGACGTTCTGGTCCACACGCCTGTCGCCGCGCCCCAACAACCCAGCTACACAACAGCCCTAAACAACTTCCAGGCCAGGGCCGATTGCGTCCTCGACCCTCCTCTGCGTTGGAGTATGCCCAAGCGGTCCTAGCTTATTACACCCACTAGTCATTACCACTAATCACCTATGACACAACAACACCCCATCACCCCACCGCCTGAGCTGGTGCAGCAGTGGGAAGAAGACTGGCATCACAGCAAGGTCAAGCACATCGAACTTGAGCCTTATATCGCTGCTCAAGCCGCCCAATGGGGCGCAGACCAAGAGCTTGAGGCGTGCCTAGGTGAGGTCAGCTTTCTGAATAGCCAAGCCCTTGCTGATCGTGTCCGTGCAGCCCGTCGCACCAAGCCGCCGAGCTTGAAGGAGCAGGCGCTACAGGCGTTGGGACGGTTCAGCGCCAACGCCCACGCAAACGCCGACAAAATGATGGCGGACTTTGAGCTACTACGCTGCGCCGTGGAGCAACTCGATGACTGACCGCTCCAGTGCCCCACCGCCGGAGCTGGTGCGCCAGTGGCTAACAGAGTTTTTTGGCGATGGTGCGGACATTGCTCCCGGAGAACTTTCTCTTGAGATCGCTAACCGCGCCGCTCAGTGGGGCTACGAGCAGCACGAAAGGGAGCTGCTCGACGCTATGCACGCCGTAGTGCCGCAGCCTTACGAACCAGAAGCCCAGCATCTTGGCGACTGATCCTGTGCTACAATTCCAACGTCAACGAGGTTCATCCATGGCCCACAACGACCTGTTTCTGTCCACCACACGTCCCAACTACTACGAGCTGCTGCCGCAGATCGAGGCCGCGGTGAGCGAGCAAGATCGCGTCAACAATGCCCGATTTGCAGCTGGCTGGGACGCTGATCCTGAGTACGGCTGGGCGTCGCCCGATGGCATCTCCGAGTTCGACTGGGAGACCGAGGGCTACCCCCTGCCCGAGGAGCCCGGCTTTGCCGACTTCATGAAGACCTACGCACCGATCAACTGATCCCGATAGATCGGTAATTCAGGTTTAACTTTCTACATTCCGAGTCCACCCATGACCGACTACAAAGTTCTGTTCGGCGTCGAGCATCTCGACGCTGTGAATACTTGCGTCTCCCTTGCGTTTGACGTGGAAACGCTCCAGCTCCAACCAGAGAAGGGCAAGCTCCGTCTGATTCAGCTGGGTTGTGAGGCCCGCAAGACGATCGTTCTGATTGATTGCTTCAAGCTGGACAACGCGGGCTGGGAGAAGCTGCGTCTGTTCTTCACCAACGGGCAACGCTTCTGGCTTGCTCACAACGCGGTGTTTGATGTGGCCTGGCTTCAGGAGCACGGCATCTACATCGAGGGGCGGATCCGTTGCTCGATGCTCGCCAGTCGGCTTCTGACCAACGGCGTGCCGAACACCAAGCACGGCTTGGCCGACCTCTCTCGCCGGTATCTGAAGACTGATCTAGACAAAGAGGAGCAGCGCAGCGACTGGAGCGGTGAGCTAAGCCTCAGCCAGCTGAAGTACGCGGCCAAGGATGTGGAGGTGCTGCTGCGCCTCGACACGCTGCTGGAGCAGCGCCTAGCTAAGGCGCAGCTTGCTCGGGCTTACGCGATCGAGTGTCAGGCCATCCCGGCGCTCAGCCAAATGTGGCGTGTGGGCTTGCCCTGGAACGCCCAGAAGCTTCAACAGGTCAAGGAAGACTACGAGTACGACATCGAGCAGCTCGGCAAGGACTTTGTTCGTCAGCTTGACCATGCCCTTCCAAAAGAGCACAAGCTGCCCAGGGATGAGGATGGGTCGTTCAATCTGCGAGCTAAGACCACCGGCGCTGTCCGGCTTGGTACGAAGCAGCTAGCAGGGTTCAACCTCAACAGTCCCAAACAGTTGGTTGAGAAGTTCACCGCACTGCTGGGGCAGTCTCCGATTGACCCGAAGACTGAACGCCCCAGTGCCTCTAGGGCTGCACTGCGCAACTACGCAGCTGACCATGAGGTGGTTCAGGTATACCTCGCCTGGAAGCGTGCTGAGAAGAGAAGGCAGATGGTTGAGTCTATTCAGGAGAAAATGGGTTCGGACGGGTTTGTACATGCCAGCTACATGCAATTAGGTGCAGACACAGGCAGAATGAGCTGTATAAAGCCAAATTTACAACAGGTTCCTCGGGATAATGCGTTCCGTAATTGTGTAGAAGCGCCGAAAGATTGGAGCTTTGTTGATGCTGACTTTGCAGGCATGGAGCTACGGCTTGCTGCTGCGATGGCCAAGGATCCAGTGATGACCGCAGCGTTCCAGGATGGTGCGGACCTCCACCAGATCACGGCAGATGAGCTGGGCTGTGACAGGCAGACAGCAAAGGCAGCGTCCTTTGGCTTGCTCTATGGATCGGGCGCTACCGGCCTGCGTAACTACGCCGGCTCCACCGGGATCACGATGACGCAGGAGGAGGCTGCCGTTATCCGCGACAATTGGCTGAACACCTACTCGGGCATCCGTGACTGGCAGCGCCAATGCGCCAAGACGGCGGACGCTACGGAAGGCGACCAGTGGGCTGAGGTTCGCGTACCAGTCTCCGGCCTCCGCCGGTTCCTGCCGGGTGAGAGGAACCGCCTTACTGTAAGAGCCAATTCGCCCATCCAGGGGGCCGGTGCTGCGATCCTCAAAGTCGC